GCGCTGCTGGTATGGGTAATGTACAATTTAACATTGTTAATGAGGGCGAGCCTAAATCTGCTGAACAGCAAGGACAACCTAAATTTGATGCTGATAAGATCGTAATTGATGTCGTAATGAGAGATCTACAAAGCAACGGACCTATCAGAAACGCTCTGAGAAGCGGATAAGGAAATAACATATGACTACTGCTACCTACCCTGATGATGCACAAGCTCCTATAACAGCTTTTTCTGTTGTAGCTACTTCAACTTTTAATAATACTGGAACAACTAGAGTAACTTTTAATTTACCTAGTACTGTTATTAGTAAAGGAGAAGTAACAGCTTTTGATGATGGTATTTTACAGTCCACTGCTACCTATAGTCTATCTAATGCAGGACAAACCATAACATTTGCAGAAGCTCCTAATGCTACTGAGTTAGTTGTAAAAACTATAACACTACCTGAAAGATATAGATTAACTAGAACATTTCCTGAAGTGGTAGCAGCAGATTTTAGTAATACAGCCCCTACAGTAATCAATGGTAATAACTATATTGTAAACGGAGTTACTGAGTCTTTTTCTTTTCCAGCAAGTGTCAATGTAGTTAGTACTAGTGACTTTATAGTATATGCTTCTGGTGTTTTTCAACAAACAACTTCTTACACATACCCTTCTGTTACGTTAGGTTATCAAGGTATAGACATAGGTGACAATGCAGCTGTAGGTTTGTTAACTAATTTTGCTGGTAATTTAACAGATTCAAGTCCTAAAGCTCATACTGTTACTATAAATAGTGGTTCAGCTAGTTTTAGTGGGTCCAATGTTGTGCTAGATGCGTCTAAGTTTATAAATGTTCCTTCAAGTAATTCTTTTAATATAGGACAAGAAACATCATTTACTTTTGATACTATTATAACTCCTGATTCAGGTGCTAGTATGAGTTCTAACCAAACTGTATTGGCACGTTTTCAAGATGCTTCTAATTATTATGCACTAAGAACTGTAGGATCAAATGCTAATGTAGGTCTTATCATAAATCAAGGAGGATCCTTAACAGAAATATACGGAGGTAACTGTAATGGAGGTACTTCGTATAGTGTTGCAGTATCTTATGATAAAACTACTGCTAACTTACGCTTATATGTTCAAGATATACTAGTAAGTCATGTAAACTATAATCCTAGTGTAGCTATTTTTACAGGAGCATTAACTATTGGGGCAAATGATGATGTATCTGGAGGCTCAGCAGCAAGTCAAGAACGATATAAAGGTAAAATTGAGTATGTACGTATAGCAGAGGGTGCTAGATATAGAACAGATACTATAAACTCCTTAACTACTACTGCCACAGTAATAGGTGGAGCCCCTTTAGGAACTATATATCCTGAAGATACGTTATCTCTTAGAATATTTGATTCTTCTGTTAGTGTTAGTGATAGATTTAATTCTATGGCTGATAGAAAACCTGATTCAGGATTTTCAACTAGTAAGAAATTTGCAGTAAATACCTTTACATCACAGGCAGGTTATGAAAAGAGAAGATTAAAATCTAGAAGAGGTCTCAGAGCTTATGATTTAACATATACTAACATATCAGGAGTAGAAAGAACTGCAATTGAAAATTTTTATAATGCTAGAAGTGGAGAATTTGAATCTTTTAGTTTTGACTTGTCACATCTGAATGAAGCTGGTACAATTAGTACAAGATTTGATGGAGATTTACAAATAAGTCAAGTTTTATCAGCAGGTACTAGTTTAACAGAAAACTTTTACACTGTTAGTTTTAAATTGCAAGAGACATATGATTAATGACTGCTAGAAATTATGACGTAATACTTACTGTTAACAATGCAATTGGGTTTGTTCCTGGTAATTCTGTTGTAGGCTCTACGAGTTCTACTGTAGCATTAATTGCTAATGTTAATCAAACAACTAATGAGTTAAAAGTTAAATTAAATAACGTATTACAAGAGTTTCATACTAGTGAGACAATAACTTCTAGTGCTTCTGTTATAGGGGGTGCTAGACTTACTACCACAGTATTTACTCCTATATTAACAATTACTAGCATAAGTGCTGCAGATACTGATCGCACAGCAGGAACTTATGCTATCAGCGATTCTGATTATACAAAAACCGGTGTAGGCACTGGCGCAACTTTTAGTGTAGTAGTAGATGGTTCAGGTGCAGCAGCCGTATCAGTTACAGCAGGTGGAGATAGATTTGTTATAGGCGATGTTATTACTATAGCAGATAGTAAGTTGGGTAGTGGGGGAGCAGACCCTTTAACTTTTAGTGTTGCTAATACAGGTGGCACAGCAGGTACTAGTAAAACAATTACAGCTATAACAAGAGCTAATCCAGGTGTTGTAACAGCTGTTGCACATGGATTTAGTACAGGGAATCGTATTGCATTTTCAAATGTAGTAGGTATGACACAAGTTAATGGAAATGTTTATACAATTACAGTTATAGATGAAGATACTTTTAGTATTGTCGATACTAGTTCATTTACTGCGTATTCAAGTGCAGGCACAGCAAGTCTTATCAGCACTTTAACAGTTGCTGATACTTCAGGAATAAACGCTGGATACGTAGTCAACTCCCCAAATAGCAATGGATATACTAGCTCACAAACTGTCACTAGTGTAGATAGTACTACTCAATTAACTATATCTGACGCCCCAAATAGTATCCCTAATGGAACAATATTATTTATTGATGAAGGTAGTAGTTTAACAAGCGTTCCTTTTATTGCTAATATATTTGTGTCATCTCAACAAACTGCGTCAGCTACCATATCTTCACAAGTTCCTAGTTCTTTTATAGCCGAAAAAAATGCTTTTACACAAAATCCTATAGTACGACTATATGAGATATATTATCCTGGTGAGTGGTTTCCAATCACTCCCGAAGGTAATCCTACAGAAGATGGTGAAGGTAGAGCTTGGCCTACTAATTTTCCTTTAAAGTTTGCGGATGTAGCCGGTGATTTAATTTCTGATTTAAACTATAATGTAACTTATGATGGAGATTCTTATATACCCTTTCCTGTAGATGTCTCAAGTATTAGTCAAGGCACTGATGGAAAAATTAATGAACTTACTTTAACAATATTTAATGTTGATAATATTATATCAGCACTGGTTGAAGATCCTTTTATTGTGGGTAACAATACTTCTAATTCATGTGTTGCTAATGTTAATGGTATACCTTGTCATGGTATTGACCCCAGAACTATTAACTTTACTCCTGCACAAGTAGGTAATGTAGGAGAAGTTGCTTTTGACACTTTAACTGCGGCACGAGCAAAAGGTCTAAATTATAGCTCTGCTATAGAAGGATACTATGGACAAGCTAATGCTTCTTTTACAAAATTTCAAACAGATGCAGTTGCAGGAACTTGGCAAGAGCTTAAAAATGATTCTAGAGATCTACAAGGTGCTGTAGTCAATATTAAAACTACTTTTGCTAATTTTTTAGATGTTTGGCCTGAGCATAGTTCTGTTAAGTATGTTTCAGGAAATGTACTTGAAGTATATAATAGTATGCCTTATAGAGTAGGAGATAATGTTCGGTCATCAAAAGGTTCAACTTCTGCTACTATTGAGAGTATAGAGGAAAATAGATTTTTATTCTTATCTGGTGATTTAGAAGCTAATACTTCTATAGGAGATTCTATTTTTATTATAAATGATGATGTAGATACTGAATCATACATTGAAGATAGATTTAAGATAGATCAATTAGAATCTTTAGGTGATACCACTGCTGCCTTTGGCTTAGTTACTTGGCTTCAGTATTTTAAACAAGTAACTCCTAGACGTAAATATTATAAGAATACTTGTCAGTGGCAATATAAAGGAGAAGAGTGTCAGTATCCTGGGCCCGGAGGTGGTACTATACCAGGTACTAGTCTTACTGCTAATACCAATCCTATTGGTGTAGATAATCAAACTGCTTCAGGTCCTGAAGGAGATATATGCGGTAAAAATATATTAGCGTGTACTATTAGAAATAACTCTATACATTTTGGAGGCTTCCCTGCAACAGGACGAACAATTCCTAAACAATAAAGTAAAAGGTTGTATACTTCCTTGGATGCATATTTTTGGAGGATTAAATGGTAATTATCATTTATGTTGTCATGCACAGTTTCAGGCAGGTAGTACTATAGTAGGAACTTATGATCAGTCATTAAGTAGTATATGGAATAGTGGTCATTACAAAAGTACACGTTTAAATTTTTTAAAAAATAAAATACCTATCGAATGTATAAAAGCTTGTTATGAAAAAGAAAAACAAGGTAGTGATAGTAATAGATTACAAGTAAATAGACGATTTGCAAAAGATGCATATTTACAATCTAGAACTAATACAGATGGTAGTTTAGATAATAATCCCACTTATTTAGACATTAGATTTGGTAACTTGTGTAATTTCAAATGTAGAATGTGTGGTCCTGATGCTTCTACTAGTTGGTATACTGATACCTTAGAAATGGGATGGTCTAAAACTATGGATCATTATACTGATAATAAAGATTTTTGGGCAGACGTTCCACAATTTATTCCTAATCTAGAAGAAGTATATTTTGCAGGAGGTGAACCTTTTATACAAGAAGGTCATTATAAAATGCTTAATCTACTTATAGAATCTGGTTATGCTAAAAATATACATATAAGTTACAATACTAATTTAAGTTATTCTAAATTTAAAAAATATAATCTACCTGATCTGTGGCTTAACTTTAAAAAAGTATCTTTGTGGCCTAGTGTAGATGGGTACGGAAGTCGCGTAGAGTATACTAGAAAAGGATTATCCTGGTCTAAATTTGAAAAACATGCTATTATGTTTAAAGACCATATACAGACAATAAGTTGTGTTATAAATATATATAGTATAACTTCTATGCCTGATTTGATACTATGGTGTAAACGTAATGGTTTTGATTTTTATGGATCTACGCAAACCGATCCTTCTTATCAAAAAATTACTTGTTTACCTAAAGAGTCTAAAAAACAAGTGTTAGCTATATATAAAAAATTTATTAAAGAATATAGAACAATATTAACAGTGTATGATTTAGAACAACTAAAAAATTGGCTAAGTTATATGACTAGTATAGATGAAAGTGATCAATTACTAAAATTTAAACAAGAAACTGAAAGAGTTGATAAATTACGTAATGAATCTTTTACTGAAACTTTTCCGGAGTTTGCCTTATGGTACGAGACTTTATAGGTTTACGTCATTCTTATGATGAAGTAAACTGTATTACTATAATCAGAAACTTTTATTATATTAATCTAGGGTTACAATTTTCTTTGCCTGATTATCCCCTATCTAAGCATTGGATTAAAGAATTTACTACAACTAGTATAGATAATTGGGCAGCTCAATGTGCTAAAAAAGTAAGTTTGACAAACGCCAAAGATTATGATGTAATAGCATTTAAGTCAGAAAAAACAAATTTAGTAATACATTTTGGAATGTACTTAATGCCATCTAAAATGTTACATATCGAAGAAGGGGGAATTTCGTGTGTAGAAACTTTATCAGACTATTGGGTAGAGAGTATACATTCGATTTATAGACATGACAGCTTGGTATAACAAATACAAAGATTTTCCATACTTACATTTAGGTAATAGTGCTGAGACAGGGATTGATTGTTTTAATCTCTGCAAGTTAGTGTATCTAAATGAATTAGAAATAGATTTTCCTTATACTACTTCTGACTTTTGTAAAATAGTAGATGAAGATTGGTATAGTAAAACACAGGAAAGATTTTTTGAAATAAACGCAAACGAGAAAACAGGGTGGAGAAAAGTTAAAGAACCACAGCTTTATGATATTATAACTATGAGTTTAGGTTCTACAAATATAACTAATCATTGTGCTTTATACGTAGATAGAAATAAAATACTACAAACTATGATAGATCATAAAAGTTGGATTGCTCCTTATGGGAATTACTATAAACAATATACTACGGGGGTATATAGATGGAAAGATTTGTAAAACTAGTTGAGGATATGAATGCACACGCTATGCAAGATTATCCTAGAGAATGTGTAGGAATTATAACTAATGATTTTACTTATATACGTTGTACTAATACCTCTCCTTATCCTAAAACAACTTTTATATTAGATCCTGCAGATTTAGTTAGAAATGATGGTAATATATGGGGTATTTTTCATTCCCATCCTGGTGAAGAAAATCCTATACCTAGTAGAGAAGACAAAGTAAGTGCAGCTTTTCAAGAATATAAGTTTTTAGTAGGTTTTAATAATAAATTTTTTATATATTGGCTAGACCATAAGGTAGACGCACTCATATTTGATGAGTTTAAGGAAGAACATCTTGTTAATTAATATTAAAATACATTCAGCATATAATAAGTTTTTTGAAGAAAAAGAATATACTTTTGATGCGTATATTGCAGCGGATGTTATGTATTATCTTAAAGCTATGCACCCTAAATTTTCTAAGTATATGACACAGATTGGTTCTGGTGAATCTGATGAATCTTTTTCTCTACTTGACAGTAATCTAAAAGAGATTACTGAAGAAATGCTAGAACTTAAACATTTTAAAGACGGAGATACTATACATTTAGTTCCTAATATATGCGGCGGCGGTGGTAAATCAGGTAGAAAAATGTTTTTAATTGCTGCTATTTTAGTATTAGCTATAACTCCTGGAGGTCAAGCAGCAGCAATTAAACTGGGTACTGCTATGAAAAGTGTTCTTGCTGCAGGTAAAGGTATGAGTATGTTAGGTAGCATGGCTTTAAATATAGGTATGTCTATTATAGGAAGAATGTTTACTAAGTCTCCTGCGGCTAGACAACAACAAAAAACTACAGAATCTACTACTAGAGATAATGGAATGTTTGGTAGTCTAACTAATAGTTCTGAGAGTGGTACTCCTATTGCTTTAATATATGGCCAACATAGAGTAGCTGGTCAATTTTTAAGTGGATATATAAGTTCTATTCCTCATGGTAGTGGAGACCAAATTAGTGTAGGAGCGCAGTTCGATGGCGATTAGAAATTTTGTTAATCATTCAAATACTCTTGTTCCCCAAATACAAGGTGCTAAAGGCGGTAAAGGTGGGGCACAACAAGAGCCACATACTCCCGTAGAAGATCCTCAAAGTTTATTTTCTACTGATATTCTTTTTATAGTAGTAGGACTTGGAGAAGGCCCGCTATATAGGATTAACCCTAATGGTCCTCAAGATATAGAACTTGGGGATAGCTCTATTGATGATTTAGTTAATTTAGATGGAGATGGTCTTGAACAAACTAAAAAATTTAAAACACTATCTACTACTGGTACACCAGTACAAAGTAGATTAGACGTATTTGGTGAGACTACTACCACTCCACAAAACTTTGCATCTCCTGTTTCATTAAAAAATGGTAGTAGCGGCATACCCGCTTCTGGAGTTACCTTACAAGAAACTTCTGCTAAAGACTGGGATGCTTTGGAATTTCAATTTCAAATAGGATCTCTACAAAGAATAACAAATAAAGGCGATGTTCTAAGACACAGCTTATCAGTAGGTATTACAGTTTTTGATAGTACTGGATCAACTCAAATTGCTAGTGCTAGTAAAACTGTAAGTGGCAAAACAACTGTTGCTTTTAAATTTAACGTAAAGATTCAAATACCTGAAGCTAGTAAAAGCACTAATGGTTATAGATTTTCAGTTAGTAAGACATCTAGTGATTCTTCTAGTTCTGGTACAACTGATGATGTGAGACTACTTGGATGGAATGAAATAGAAAATTCTCCACAAGCATATCCTAGAACTGCTCATATAGGCTTTGCATTAAAAGCTACTGATGAACATAGTGGTATTCCTACTTTTACTAGCTTAGTAAAAGGTTTGTTACATAAGGTTCCTACTAACTATAATCAACCTACTTTAGTTAATGGAGAAATTGATTGGAGACATATAGAAGTTCCTGCTACAGGTGCTGATAGTGCTGCAACTGCTGGTTATTACTTACAACAAACAGGCACAGCTGTACAAACTAGTTCTACTATTAATATATATAATGGTACTTGGGACGGTACTTTTGTATATTCATGGTCACAAAATCCTGTATGGATTATATATGATATATTAACAAATAAAACATATGGACTGGCTGTACCAGAAAGCAATATTGATAAATATAGATTTTATCAAATAGCTCAATACTGTGATGCTTGTGACTATACTACCGGTAATTTTGTAGGGGTAGACGGTATTGCTGACGGTACTTTTAGAAGTAAACCTAGAAATACTTTTACAAGCACACGAGAGAATCAATTAGGTATAGCTCAAGGTACTAAGATAAAAGAAAGAAGATTTACTTTAAACTGTATTATTGCAGATCAAAAACAATCATTTGATACTATTAATGCTTTAGCTGCTAGTTTTAGAGGAGCTCTAATATATGCACATGGTAAGATAACTATGGCATGTGATTTACCTGACGAAACTCCTGTTATGGTATTTAATGAGACTAATATAAAAGAAGATACTTTTATAATAGCAGGTAATAAAGAAAGCGATGTGCTAACAGGGGCAGATGTTAGCTACGTAGATCCAGGTAATCATTATAAAAGAGAAACAGTACGTATAGATCAACTAGGAAGTAATGATGGTATTAGAAAAACTGAGATAGAAAATTTAGAGTCATTAGACGTACCCGGTGTTACTCGAAGAGGGCAAGCTCTTAGATATGCTCAATATCAGATTGCTTCGTCTAGATATTTACGAAGAACTTGTAATTTTACTACTAGCACTGATGCATTACAGTTAGTACCTGGAGATGTAATTGCAGTATCACAACAAGTTAATGGTGTGGCCTATGGTTTTGGTGGTAAGATAAGAGCAGACTCTCCAGTTCAAGCAAGCAATACTAATGTATTTCTAGAACACTATACTGTTCCTTCTTTAGCTTCTACAGATTTTACTTCTAATACTGGTCCTTTAGTACTTAGAGTTATAAAAATGGTTAATGATAAGATTGATGTATATATATTATCTAAAACTAAATTTGCATTAACAACTACTGATGCTGTAAATTCTGGTATAGATCAAGCTGTTGTAAACCCTATTAAAAGATATAATCCTATCACTAGAGTATGGGATAACTATACTGCTTTTACTGCTAATACAGCTCCTGCTAAGGGAGATTTATGGACTTTTGGAGAAATAGACTCTGAAGGTGATATATATAGAGCTAAAAGTGATAAACTATTTAAAGTAACACAAATAGAAAGAGAAATGGATGATGAAGAAGTTAAGCTACAAGCTGTTGAATATATATCTAATGTATATGTAGATTCTGATACTTTTATTGATTACAAACCTACTGCGTATACAGATATACAATCTGCATTATCAGTACCTCCTGTTCCTCAATTTGATTTTGTTACTAGTGCTAGAAGAAAACTAGATGGATCAGTAATTATTGATGGTTTAATAAAAACATCAACAGAAAAAGATGGTTTTGGTATTACTTATGTTACAGAATATGAATTATCTAAACCATTAGGAGCTAGCTTAGTAGCAAATGCAAACTTATCTGGTATTAATAATCAAGTCATTCATGTAGAACACTCAAATGTATTAATAGGTGATGTAAATCCTGTAACTTTATCTGGTAAAAATGGTTTTAGTAGTGTTGTGGGTGAGGTTAAATTATTATGTACTGCTGTTAATGTTGTAGATACTGTTGGTGGTACTCAAGACGGTAATATAGAATTAACTTTACAAGGTTTTGGTCAAGTATTCGATGAAAATTTTCAAACTGATTTGTTAGGTGCTAATGATTCTGGTGTTTTTGGCGCCTTAAAAGGTACAGATCATGTTACTATTCCTATTAATGAAAAAGATCAACAACAGGGCTTATTAAATTTTGTAGGATATGCAGGTATTATAACTGATTTAAGTCAACCTATTACTGGATATACTCTTGCTACAGATAAATTAAAAATAGAAAATAAAAGAACTAGTGACGTAACACTGGTTAATAAGATACCTGAAGCTCCTTTTTATGTTGTTTTAAACCAACTTTTAGATTCGAGACATTATTCTAATAATAGTTTTTATGTATCTGGTTACGAAGATACTTATGTAAAAAGTGGTGAAATAAATGGTGCTAGCACTACTACTATTGATTTACCAGTAACACCTAGAGATAAAGCTTTTGTTAGATTATTTGTAGACGGGGTTCAAAAAACTAGTGGTCAGTTTGTTTTTAATAAAAATGATACAGTTCCTTTAAATAATGCAAATATAATATACACAAGCACTGCTAGTGAAACAGCTTTTAGAACAGAAGTAGATTATTATACTGTGCCTGTATTTGAGATAGGAGATAATGTACAATCTTCCCATGCTAATGTATTTAGTGTTGTTACTACTAGTTATGATCCTCTTTCTGTTAAATACAATGCTGCACTAACTGCTAATTCAATATTTAGAATACACACAGGTTCTAAGCCTAATTCTAATTTAGCAGGATTTACTTTTACAAATATAACTCCTGATCCTGTAGGTTCTTTAGGAAATATTTCAGGAGGTTCAGGCACTTTTGATTATGATACTGCTGCTTTTCCAGGTAGATTTGTCTTAGCCAATAATAGAGTATATCATTTAGAAGTTGGATCTGATTT